CCTCTTGATTTACAGCCATGACAAGACGTTATAGATGACCAACACACACGCCGCGCAGAAGCAGGCCAAATAGACCCCCGTCAGGAGGTAGTCGAGGGGCGTAAGCCACCACGGAAGGGGAGCCTTCACCTTGTAGGCTTGCAAGAGGTCTATTCCTCTCATGATGTGCTTGGGGTCTTTCATTGGGGTTGCGTTGTTTGGTTGAGAGGTTTGCACACGTTCAAAGGAGTCGTGCCAGAGATAGGCGTGGAGTTGGGCACCCAGCGGTAGCCGTACTTGGTGCAGCACGCCTGCGAGCCGAAGTCGGGCGAAGCCTCCGTCGAAGAGTTAAAGAGCACAATGTTGAAACGGCTCGAATAGCCCGTCGGGGTGTCGGCGCAGTCGGTCTCCAAAAGTTGAATCTTGCGGGCTTTAATCTTGGCGCTTCCGTCGCCGTTCAGGTCGGTAGTCATTGAGAGGATACGCCACCACGCCCCGTTGATATATACCTTCTTATTCCATTGCCACGTGATCACCTCGATAAGGGGGAGCTTGATGGTGCATTCGAGCAGCCGCGACTCCTCCGAGTACAGCTCCCGGATATATCCCTTCCAGTATTTGTAGAAGAGAGTGTTTACGGGGTTACATTCCTGCGGGATAAAGCTCGCCTCCATCCCGAAGTTCAGATCGTTGTCGGTGATGGTGGGGTAGTCCGCCGAGTACGGAGAGAAAAGAGGAAAGTAGGTAGAAGGCCCCACCGTAGTTCCCGCGTCGTTTCTGATGTACCATTCCCCAAATGTCGTAACAACCCCTCCCCAGTACGCGAGCATGGGCAAAGGCTTGCCTACTGCGCTGCCGTCGGACTGAAGGCTGCGATGGATAGGAAAACCTGACCCGGGGATAAGGGAGATGACGTAGTTTCCGACTTGGGTCTGGATGGACTTCTCGCCCGTGGCGAAGTCGTTGTCGGGATCGAGCACGCGATATGCGCCATATACCCTGTCGAGGCTTTTCTGTACGGCGTCGCTGATGAAGTCCAACCCCTCACGGTACGTCCAGTCGTAGCGTCGGGCTTGTATGTCGGTGGTGGGGTACAGGGAAATCGTCTTGTCTCGGTGTACCCTCTCGTCCCAGTTGAGCTCGTCGCCTGTGTCGAAGTAGTCGTCGAACGGCTCGATGATGAGTTCCCCTTTCAAACCCGACGGGATGAACACGAGGTTGAACATTTTTTGCAGCGACAGCAGGAGGTCGATTTGTTTGAGCTCCGGCATATTCAAGGCGAGGTCAATGTCCAAGCCTGAGAGGGCAGGAGAGACGTTGAACACCTCAAAGGAGGTCGTATAGAATTGACCTACCGCAGGCGTCAACGTACCAGCAAGGTCTCCGTAGAGTTTGCAGTTGGAGTTGGAGAGCTCGTAGTACAACTGGAGGGTGTCCCCGTTTTCGAGGATAAGTGCTGGCCCCGTCAAGCCTGTACCTATTCCGTTTCCATCGTAGACGTAATCAAAAGAGCCTCCCACCGTGCCGGAGGCGTTGGTTTTGTCCAAGAGCGTCTCGTACAGAGAACCATTCTTGTATAGGTGAAGTTTGATATTACCTCCTCCCGTAAAGTTCCACGAGGCATGGATACGCAAGGAATAGCGAGCCGTGAAGGGTGCGGTGTAGGCTTTGGTCGTGTTGTTGAAATTGTTAGAAGCGTCCCCACCTTGCGAGATGTCGTCACGCACCGGAAGGACTTGCAGCGTCTTTGGGCCTACCAAGTCAGCGTTGATACCACCCCCGAAGGTTTGGTCTTCTTGATCGTCGGTATTGGGAGCAGGTGCCCCGTTGTACGCTGGGAGGTAGATGTTCCCAAAGTCGGTAGAATCGAAGAAGTCAGAGACGTAGGTGAGGCCCGCGTCGGAGAAGATTTGGTCTACCAACGTCCGAGCACGCACGAAGGGAGTGAGCTCCCCTTGCCATAGTCCGTCGGTATCTGTCCACGGGGGGTTGTCAGGAAACGACCAGTTGAAGCCTTTGTCGATAAGGCCGTAGATTACCTCGCCAGAGAAGAGCTGCCCCGACCACGAGTTCTGGATATTGACAAGGTTAAGCTCGTGATTGTACGCGGAGAGGTCGAGGTCGGAGAGCTGCTTGTCGCCTACGGCTTTGGCGATGTCGAGCGAGTCGGCAAAGAATACCACTTCGATGTCTTCGCGGTCGCCCGTCTTCTTCATCCCCTTCACCTGCATATACCCCTCAACGATGGGGGACTCTTTGTCCAAGATGGCAGCCGGAAAACGCTTCTTGAAAAGCGTCGTTCTCAATTCCCCGTTCTCTGTTCCTTCCGGGATATATCCAGCCTGAAAGATGTCCCCAAAGCGAAAGCGGTTGTTGGCCGTGTTGGGTAGGGTGAAGGTCTGCGAATACGAACCCGCCGGGCTTTGGATATTTTCGATGTCGGAGAACTGGAGCGTGAAGTTGAGGGGCTCGTTGATATAACCCTCCAAGCGAACATAGCTGCCCGAGGTAGTCCGTGCGCCAAGACTTAGCATTTGAGGTTGGTCAGGAGTTCAACTTCGCAAGAGATAGGCAAGAGCTTTGAGGCGCTCTGCTCGTGGGCGTAGTTCGTCGTCTTCATACGGCAGGGATACCACTTGCCGTCGTACCGCACCATAAGGTAGGTCGCTGTCATGGCCGACTTGAAGAGCTCACGCTCGGCGTCAGAGAAGAAGTCCTCCGACAAAGAAAAAGAACGCTTACCCGTAGACGGGAGGGGCACCCTCTCCGGTTGGTATTTGTACGATTCAGAAGCGAAAGTCATACTTAACCCCGAGAAGCGGCTTTCAAGGTCGATGTTTGTGGTGTACGTGTCGCGGCCTCCTACGTCGTAGTTGTCTTTAACCCTTCCGTCAAAACGTAGTATCTCAGCTCCGCCACGCGATCCAATCCAATACAACTGCGCGGGCTTGTGCTTGATAGGTCGGCAGTCGCGATATACCCGGATGGGTATGCAGTTGTTAGTCGCTCCATCGTTGGGTGTGATTTGGATGTAGTCCCACGGCTCGGTGGTGAGGTCGTAGGTAATTGTCCACCCTGCGTTGTCGTTGATGTTAGCCGGGCCGATAGGTATATGCTGCGCGGCGGACGCCCAGCCTGTGGGTACGGTGCCCAAAGACAAGTTGAGGATGTTTTGTGAGGTGCCGTTGTAGTAGACGGTATAGTTCACCGTGTCCCAGTCACAGTTGGCCGTGTCCTTGCCCGTGTCGTAGGCGTAGGAGTAGTTCTCCATCTGAAGGAGGGTAGCTGCTCCTTCGTCCTCGGGCGCCATATCGACACGTATATAGGTCGTGTCTTTCCTGTCCGTCATCCACCCCTTTTTTGTGGCGCTGTCGGGGAAGTAGTCGGAGAAGTCCTGCGACCAGTCCCACGATTGATTGGTGGCGTAATAGATGGGGATGTAGTTGTGGCTTCCTTGCAGGGCGCTTTTGACGCCTCCCGTCACGGAGTAGAATTGAAACTGCACCCCGTAGGTATTTTGATAAAAGACGGAGATAGCGTCAACGCTCGGCACGGGTTTGCTTGCCGTTGTGAAGGTCACATAGGGCGAGTAATACCCATAAGAGGAGGTTGTCCACGTCTCCATGTTGAGCGTGGCCTCGTTAGAAGAGGGGATGGTTGAAGCGACGTAAGCCGTGGCAAGTGGCGAGCCCGTAGCAGTCCCGGCCATATTGACGGCGTACATTTCCACGAGCCACGTGTCGATGGTTACGGCGTTGTCCCTCCATCGTAGCTGGGCACGCTGACGCCACGAGAAAGGGGCTTCTGTTGGAGGAGAGAGAAATTCAAAGGCCATTACTTGGGCTTGATAGTGATGTTTCCTGACTTAAACTCCAACGAGCGGAGCAGGTCTTGAGCGAGGGCTTGGCCGAGTTCGGCTTGGTATTGTGGCACGATGGATTCGAGGGCGACGGTGTAGTACCGCAGGCCTTCGATACCTTTCCTCTTGATGCTTCGAGCGATGAGGAAGGCGGCACTACGGACTCGGTCGCCACCTCGTGGCCCTTTCTTTTTGATGAACCCGCCACCTACGGCTTGCAGGCGGACGGGCTTGTCTTTCATCCATTGCACGATTGAATCAACGTGCTTGCTGCTGGGGTTCTCGTACTTGAACGAATAGGGCGCGTTGCGGTTCTTACGTGTCCCGTTGACGCCCCAATGGATGAACGCCGCATAAGGCAGGGGAGAGCCGAAAGAGACCCTCCCCCCCTTGAGCGAATAGGTGAGGGACTTTTGAAGGCTACGCGAAGCCACCCCGTAGGAGCGGTTCTTGCCAATCTTACGCGAGCCGAGCTCACGCTTGGCTGCGTTGTTGACGTCTTCGGCAAACCTGCCGAGTACCTTCTCAAAGTCCGTCAGGTTCATTTGCTTTTACCGAGGATGATGGCTTGCAAGATGCGCTTCACCAAGTCGACGAAGTTGTCGTCTTTGGTCGTTGAGGTGAGTGCCGTGATCGTGCCAGCGGCGGCGATTACAGCGAGGGCGATTTCAGCCCAGTTTTCAAAAATAAAGTCCATTATTTAGAGGGATTAAGGTTTGCGATTTGTGCTTTGAGAGCTTCGATGGCCTCGCAGAGTTCATTGATTGCCGAGGCGAGGTCGTTGAGGGTGAATAACTCACCTTCGAGTTGTTCGGGTGTAAACTTGGTGTGCATTACGTGAAAGAATAGCAGACGTTGAGAGTGACGTAGAAAGGAGTTCCGTTGTTTACGTTGTAAAAAGCAAACGCGAGTTCGTCACCTGCGGCAAATGACCATCCCGTGGGTGAGAACGTTTCGGTGTAGTTGGACGTGGTGTAGGGTATGGTCTGCTCATAGGTGGGTGTCGATTGAACTTGCAAAAAGCTCATGGTGGTAGATTTCCACACCGCCACCTTGACTTCAGTACCTCCTTGAACGTGGACGCTTACGTGGTCGATTTGACCTGCCTTCGGGACGTGCCAAATCATATAGTGCTGCCAGTTGCCCGACGTGCGCACCGAATTCGTGTACGTGTAAAAGCCGTAATACTGCGAGGTGGTCGTAGTGGTAAATGCAGTCATGAAGAAAGAACCCGCCCCGTTGAAGCTACCACCTCCACCACCTCCCGAGGCGCTCAATGTCGTCCCAGTCATTGTGAGGTTCGTCCCAATGGTGGCGTACGTCAGCTTGCTGTCGGAGTCGTCCCAAAAGACGAGCTTGTCGGCCCCTGCATCTTGACTCCCGAGGTTCTGCCCTGCCGCCATGCGCAAAACGTCGTTCGCGTTGGCGTTGATTGAAACGTCCGTCGAGTTGTCCGTTCCCGCTGGGTCCACGTTTAAGACGGACTGCATCTCCGCTTGGGTGATGCCCGTGGCGAGTTGAGGTGTGCCGGAGTTGTCCTCTACGGCTGGGTTGGCTGGGAGGTCGACGTTGACCCACTTTCCGATACCCGCGTTGTACGCAATGACTTGATTTGAGACGAGGCTTGTGAGGGTTACGTCGTCGAGGTTCTCTACGTCGAGTCCCGAGTCACCTACCGCGTTAAAAATCGTGTTGAGGGCTGAGATAGTTGCGGCCTGAGTTGCACCCAAAGGGAGGCTCGTAGTAGCGTCCACGTAATCCGCGAAGGGGATGCCTTTGGCGATCACACGAGAGGAGATTCGCTCGGTGATGGTGACGCCTGTGGTGAGGTACGCGGAAGCAATCAAGTACCCGTTCAGAGGGTAGTAGTCGTTGCCTACTTTCACCGCGCCTGTGGGGGTGGAGTCAATTCTTATCATGTGAAAGTGATTTCAAAGTCAATGCAACGAGCCGTACCTGCGGAATAGTAAGAAGCTGTTTCAAGGAAGATGTCTACTGTCGGGTGTGAGCCTACCACAATCGTGCTGCTCACCAACACCTCGGTTTCAACGTCGACGGGTAGCCCTGAAGAAAACAGGGGTGCGTTGTTTGAAATGTCGCCAAAGACGGGTGAGTTCGAGAAGAACGCCCTCAAACGAACGTCAATAAAGTCGTTTACCACGGCAGGAGTCACTCCGAACTTTGCCGTGAACGCGATTGACGTTCCCGTGCTCAATCCCGAAACCTGAAGCGAATTGAGGGTGGAGTTGTACAAGATGGAGAACGAACCCGCAGGGGTGACAGTAGCACCGGACGAGTACTTGACTGAATTGTACGAGGTCGGATAGGTTCCTATGTTGCTTGTCGTCGTATTGCCCGTCCAAATAACGGAGGCCACCGCACTCCCTCCCACGACTGTTTTGTTGATCCAGCCCGCTCCGTCGTAGTACAGGAGTTGACCCGCCGTGAGAGAGGTTTCCGTCACGTCTCCGAGGTCTCCGATATTCTCGACGAGGGTGGGCTTGT